AAGAGCAGAGTGATGATAAAGAAGTTCTAGACTTTATACAACAGAGAGTATTATGGAAAGGAAAACCAAAATTGTAATGATCACGATGTTCAAGAACGAATCCAAAGTGATTCGTAGAATGCTTGAATCGTGTTATAAGTATATTGATTATTGGGTTGTTCAGGACAACGGATCTACTGATGGCACAGATCAAATCGTCAAGGACTTTTTTGAAGAGAAAGGTGTGCCTGGATATTATTATCAGTGTGAAGAGGGTTGGGTTGGTTTTGGTTGGAACCGAGACCATCTTCTACAGACTTGCTTGAATCATGATCATGGATGTGATTGGATTCTCAAGATGGATTGTGATGAGTATCTTGAGGTTGATGATGACTTTGATTGGTCACTGATTGATGATACGAATATTCAGTCATTTCATATCACAGCAGAGAATCCTGGATGCACTTATTATCGTGCCTGGATGTGGAACGCACGTCTTCCATGGCACTTCAAACATGATGTCGCACATGAATGTATTGTCTGTGATATTGAAGGAGTTGGTGAAGATTTTCAACGAGTCAATCTTCCAAGAGGTCTCCGTCAAATGGGAACCTGGGATGGTGAAAGCTATGCTACACCCACCAAATACATTAGTGACTCATTGAAATTGGAAGAGCAGCATATCCGTGAGGGAACGTTACTTACGGACACATATCATTTCTGGTATGTTGCTAAAAGTTATCTTGATGCTTCATATGCCACAGTGTTTCCTTTGGGTTTTGAGCAGCAAAAAGAGTATGCCAGAAGAGCAATCTTTTACTTTAAGTCTTGGATGAATCATACTATTGACTATGATGCTAAAGGATACACTGGTGGTGTAAATGAGATGGCATACTACAGTCTTTATTGTATTGGTGAGATGTATAAATTGATGGGAGAATATGAAAAGTCTCTTGAAAGTTATATGTTGGCAGAACCCTTCTGTGATTTTAGAAATGAGCATATTGTAGGAATGGCAGAATGTTATAAAGACATTGGTGATTTTGAAAGTATGAGATATCAAACTGAGCGTCTTGTAGATCCTGAACGCAAACTCCCATTCCCACAATGCTACTTCCTGGTCAATAATAGTTTTTATATTGACTCGGGTAATTATGGAAAAGAATTGCATCAAATTGCTTGTCAAACATCATGAAATACGTTCCAGTAAGTACAATCAATAGACAACCACAAAAGACTGTTTGGGTTGTAGACAATTTCTACGCTGATCCATATGCTGTAAGGAACTATGCTTTACAGCAAGAATTTAAACCTGAGATTCAATATTTTAAAGGTAGTCGTAGTATTGAACAATTCTTTGTTCCTGGAACTAAAGAAGCGTTTGAAAGGATCATGGGTATAAAGATCCGTGAGTGGGAATCTCATGGAATGTGTGGCAGATTTCAATTCTGCACATCTCAAGATCCCATTGTTTATCATAACGATGGACAGACATGGGCAGCTATGCTATACTTAAATCCTGATGCTCCATACAGCACAGGAACTTCTTTGTATGCTCACAAGAATGGCGCACGAAGAACAAGTGATCCCAACTTTAACAATCAAATTTACGCTGGCGGATTTTTTGACCGAACTAAGTTTGAGTTAGTTGATTCTATTGGTAATGTGTTCAACAGACTCTTCATTTTTGATGCTCAAAATATTCATGCAGCATCAGAATACTTTGGACAAACAAAGGAAGATTCTAGACTTTTCCACATATTCTTTTTTGATTGATGAAATTTAAGGTTTACTCAAAGGCAGGATGCCCATACTGTGTTAAAGTGAAAGAAGTTTTGGGAAGAGTGAATTGTGATTACTCAGTTAATACTCTTGACCAAGATTATTCCAGGGAAGAATTTTATTCTATTTTTGGAGAAGGATCTACTTTTCCACAGGTCGTATGTGACGGTAAAAATTTAGGAGGATGCGTTGACACCATCAAATTCCTCAGAGAAGAAAAACTCCTCTGAACTTAGCATAAATAAATCTAAGACCTGCTCCAATCGCGGAGTAGATTTACTACTTAATGGAGGGAAGAAGAGACCAAAATCGTTTCAAATAAGATTTGAAAAGATGGTTTGCTTCTTCAAGAGGGAAGTAACTATCAATTTTGAGTTTTCCTTAAACTTTAGGAAAAAAAGAGTTAGTTCCCAGAGGTAAGAACAATGTTAGCAGTAAGTTTAGTCTTCGGTTCATTTTTGACCATCCTATTTTTAGTTGTGGGACTAATAGGTGGATGGACTGCTAGAGAATATATGATGAACTATCGGGAAGTACCAAGGCCTCACCCCGAGATGTTTGATGAACAAGGAAACTTAATTCCAGATGAGGTGATTGCATTTAACTTTGAAAACTATTATGACTACAACGAAGAAGGAAGCGACGAAGACGAGTCCTAAAAAACCGAGGACAGTAAAGGTAGCATCACTTGATCTACCTAAACAACCACTCGTATTTGAAGTTCTTGATCTGGTAAGCAAGCAAAGATCAAAAGCAAAAAAGGTGGAAGTTCTTCAGAAATATGAGGAACTTCATCTAAAAATTGTTTTTAAGTGGAACTTCGACGAGACGATTAAGAGTGCACTTCCCCCAGGTGAAGTGCCATATTCTTCTTATGATGAGCAGACGACTTCTAGTGGCACACTCTCTAAAAAGATTGATCTAGAGACCCGTAGAATGTATGAGACAGGATCATTCTCCATGGGTAATGCTGATCAGCAAGGTAGAACCACGATTCGTAGAGAAGCAAAGAACTTTTATCACTTTGTGAAAGGTGGTAATGATGCGATGAATGGAATTCGTCGTGAGTCCATGTTTATTAATCTTCTTCAAGGTCTTCATCCTCTTGAGGCAGAGATTGTCTGTCTGTGTAAGGATAAAGATCTTGAGTCCAAGTTCAAAATTACAAAAGAAATTGTCGCGGAAGCGTATCCTGATATTCAATGGGGTTGATATGAAAATTTTATTTGAAGATTGTGATGTTGATAAGGCAGAGGATCGTACTCTGCCTAATAATGCATTTGTGGTTGAATATAAAGTAGATAATGTCAGTAAATATGACATTGCAGCAGCTGCGAAGCAGTCTGAAATATTTGATTATTACTACGACAAATTCAAGAAAGATTTTGTCACTATGAAACAGGCAGAGGGTAGAATCAATCCAAAACTCTGGGGTGTAAAGCCACCCGAATCCAAAAAGAAGAAGTGATTTCCCAAAAGGTGGAAAAAATTTTCGCCAAAATTTTTGACTGTTAAGGTTTTTTAAACTGTATCACAAGATACACAAGTACTTGACTATATACTTCATAAGGTATATAATACCTGTACGTTCATCTCATGCTCAGTATCTTACTGGCATTGACCCTTGCCCATCATGATGACGGCAACCCCTACGGGTGGCACATGTCTTGTGAAAGGTTCTTACAGAGACGAGTGGAAATCCAAGCAGATCCAAATCTTGACCTTCGGTCAAAATTGAATCTAATAGGATATCTTAAGTCAAAAGTAGAAGGTCAGTGTGAAGGTACATTTACATGAGACGCAAGTAAGTCGCGGAACGGAGCGTTCATCCCATGATTGAACTACTTTTATACTCCGGTATGCTTTGTGCTGATGCTGATGCATTAATGCTCAAAATCCAAGCAAACAAATCAGAACTATCACCTAAAATTGTGGTAGAACTAGTGGAGACCGTAAAGGAATCTGTACCTGAGTGTAGTCATTACTGGGACGCAAACGACTGAAGGAACGGGGCTAAAAATCCCTAGTATTTCAGGAGTAAACTTATGAACACCCTTCAAATCATCAAGAAGCAGATCAACAAAGCATCTGCTGTTCACGATGCACAGATCACTCACACTGCATATCGTGGTGTAAAGTGTGAAGTTCGTAAGGCAGGTAAGGAGTCTCACGGCACCTACTGCTATCGTGGTCGTACTTACGTAAAGTGATATGGGAGCACTACAAGTCGCTGGGATCGTATCCCTTGGTTCTGTAGCATTTCTATCACTGATATATGGAGAACTTAAAGTTCTCACCAAATAATTGAGAGAGAGGTTTCACAACCTCTCTTTTTTTGTACTTTTATGTTTTTTTAACAAATGTTAGTGAATTAACACAAACTATACTACATACTACAGAATTAAGGATTCCGCTTATGCTTTGAAATTCTTCTTTATTATGACTTCTACAAATCAAAAATATTGCGGGAGGTTTGATGCACAATCTACTGTCTCGCAATCAATTAGCTGAATGGGTACACATTGACGCCAACTTAAACAGATGTAATGAGGAATTAGATCTGGTCAACGATTACTTTGACTGCTTAATTGAATGCGATGAAGACCAAGCAACATGTAAGCGAATCTGCAGAATTCTATTAAACACCGAGGGTTGATCACCCTCTTTTTTTTGTGCTATAATTGGAAGAGTGCATATTGAACTATGGACAGAGAACGATTAAAACTTTTGGTAAGGAACCTTGAGTTATTAGTTGACGGACTTAAAGCAGAGGTTTACTCTGATCCTGAGGCATACAAACCAGAACCATCATTCAATCCAGGTGCACCTGTTGATTATGATGAAATCTTTGATGATGACGATGGGTATCCAGACTGATGACAAACAGAGGTAAGAAGTTGGTTAAGATGCTTGAGCGTCTTATCAAACAGGATCATCTTTATTCACAAGATGAGATTAGAGAACTTAAAAGGCAGTTGCGAACCGTAAAAGAGCAACTCAATGAACTAGATGCTATGGAGAAACGAGGATTCAAATGAGCGTTAAACTGATCAGTGTAACTCCCGATGCGGAGCAGACGATGGCATATGTGGCGCGTGTGTCAAATCCAAAAAATCAAGAAAATCCTAATTACGCCAAATTGTTGGGATACTGCATCAAACATAACCACTGGTCTGTGTTTGAGCAGGCATTTATGACGCTTGAGATTGAGACTACCAGGGGTCTGGCAGCTCAAATTTTGAGGCATCGTTCGTTTACATATCAAGAGTGGTCGCAACGGTATGCCGACAGTTCTATGTTGGCAGAGTCTATTCCCATGTTTGACTTGCGTCGTCAGGATACTAAAAATCGTCAGAACTCTATTGACGATATTGATGATTTTGTCAAGCAAGAGTATGAAATCAAGATTCGTCGTCACTTTGATGAAGCAATGACATTGTATCAATCTATGCTTGATATGGGAATCGCAAAGGAATGTGCCCGTTTCGTGCTTCCCCTCGCCACGCCCACCAGAATGTACATGTCGGGGTCTGTTCGCTCATGGATTCACTACATTACTCTGAGGTCTGCTAACGGCACTCAGAAGGAGCATATGGAGATTGCAGAGGCATGTAAGAAGATCTTCGTAGAGCAATTTCCAACCTGTGCAGAAGCACTTGAGTGGGTCTAAATACAACACATTGAATTTATAACTATGGCTACATATCCAGTAAAACATAAGGAAACTGGTGAAACGAAAGACGTTGTTATGAGCGTTCATGACTGGGATCAGTGGAAAGAAGACAATCCTGACTGGGAAAGATATTACACTCCAGAAAACGCACCAGGTGTTGGTGAGGTAGG